CCAACCTGTGTGACTGGATTGCCAGCGCGTCCGTTGGCAACACCATCCAGTACCACGAGGGATTGTTGCTGCGCGACCGATCCGAAGTTGCCAGTGGGTTCCCGACCAAGGAGCGCGCCCGCATTCATGCCGTGGCCCGGCGTGCCTGGATTGCCTGCGAACTCGGCCTTGTGCACCTGTTTAGTCAAAAGGTGGATGACGACCACTACCGCTATCTGGCCATCCGCAGCAACAGTCTTTTGAAGGCACCAGACATCCGGTCCCGTTTACGTACCGCCCAGGCAACCGCCACCCAACGAAATCCCAACTGAAAGAAGGAGCACACATGATTCCCAAGCCCAACGTCATGGATGAAATAGGCCAGCTTTCACTGACAGAACTTGATGCGCTGCCAATCGCGCAACTTGACGCCCGCATCAGGCAGGTCGGTGAACTCAAGGACACCGCCCGCCACTATGAGGATGCGCTGTATGCAGTGATGAACAAGCGCTTCAGTGAGCGCGCCAACCAAGCTCGTCAGGATGCTGGAAAGCACACCGGCACGGTGCGTTTTGAGGTTGATGGCTACGTGGTCATTGCCGACCTGCCCAAGCGCCTGGAATACGACCAGCCCAAGCTCAAGGGCGCGGTAGATGCCTTGCGCAAGTGGGGTGAGAACCCGGACGACTATGTTGGCATCGAAATCAAGGTGTCAGAGACAAAATACAACGCCTGGCCACCCGCGGTACGTCAGCTTTTCGAGCCCGCCCGCACGCTCAAAGTTGGAAAACCCAGCTACAAGCTGGAGCTGATCAAGACAGGGGTCATTGCCGATGCAGCCAACGACAGCAACTTCGGTGAGGTGCTGTGATGGCCATGTCACTCAATCAACTGACCCGGGCCAATCAGCCCAAGCCGCCACGCATTCTCATTCATGGTGTCGCCGGTGTTGGCAAGACCACTTTCGCAGCAGAGGCCAATGCGCCAGTTTTCGTACAAACGGAGGACGGACTTGGGACACTGGCAGCCAATCACTTCCCTCTGGCTCGCACCTTTGAGGAAGTGATTGATGCCCTGGCTGCGTTGTACACGGAGCCCCACGACTTCAAAACAGTTGTGATTGACAGCGTCGACTGGCTGGAGCCCTTGGTTTGGGGCAAAGCGTGTCGCGACAACGGCTGGGGCTCTATTGAAGATGCTGGCTACGGCAAGGGGTATGTCGCCGCGCTGAATTTGTGGCGTCAGTACATCGACGGTCTGAATGCATTGCGCGACGACCGCGCCATGACGGTCGTGCAGATTGCGCACACCGATATCAAGCGCTTCGACAGTCCCGAACATGACCCCTACGACCGTTACGTCATAAAACTGCACACCCGGGCTGCGGCCCTGTTGCAGGAGCACTCGGACATCGTGCTGTTTGCCAACTACCGCATCAGCACGGTCAAGGCCGACGTGGGTTTCAACAAAAAAGTCAACCGTGCCATGGGCTCGGGCGAGCGCGTCATCCATTCGGCAGAACGCCCCGCCTTTCTCGCAAAGAACCGCTACGGCTTGCCAGAGACCTTGTCGCTGAACTGGCAGTCCTTCGCCCAGGCGATGCCTGAATCAGTCCAGCCCATGCTTTTTCCGCAGCAATCCCTTACCAGTAACCCAACCCCAACCTGAAATTGAAATAGGAGTAACACACCATGGCTTCATTTGGACACACCTTCGACGCATCATCCGTAGAACCCAGCACAGGCTACGACGTTCTGCCCCCGGGCAAATACCTTGCACAAGTCGTCGCCAGCGAAATGCGCGCTACCAAGGACGGACACGGCCAGTACCTGTACATGGAGGTGGACATTCTTGAGGGACAGTACGCTGGCCGCAAGCTGTTTGATCGCCTGAATCTGGTCAACGCCAACCCGGATGCCGTGCAGATTGCCCAGCGCACCCTGTCGTCCATCTGCCGCGCAGTCGGCAAGTTGCAGGTCAGCAATTCGGAGCAGTTCCATCTGATCCCCCTCATCGCGGATGTGCGGGTGCGTCCGCCCAAGGGCATGTACGGCGAAAGCAACTCCATTCGCTACCTGCCACGCTCGGCACCGGCCGCCAACGCCGCGTCATTTGCGCCGGGTGCACCGGCGGTGCAGTCCGCTGTTGCCCGCCCGACAGTGGTCGCACAACCCCAGGCGCCCGCAGCCAACGGACTGCCCTGGAAGCGTCAAGGCTAAAGGGTCTGCAGATGGACAAGCATTTGAACCCGCAGGCCGAAGCCCGGTTGCCGGAGATTGCGCAAGGCTGTCGTGAGCGAATGGCAACGCTGCAAGGCGAGATCGAGTCTATCCGCACCCAGATCGCCACGACAGATATCAGGCGTCAGCTAGAAAAAAAGACGCTGGACCCTGACTGGTTCCACCGCGCCAAGACCGCCTTGCGGATGAAGCAGCAGGAACTGGCGCAGGTGACGGTACGACTGGCAGGGATCACCGAGCAACCGATTGTCAATCGACGCGAGGTGTTTAAGGATGCCTTGATTGATGTGGTACGTGCGCAGTGCGATGACGAACAGTGGTCCAGTCTCCTGACCCGGGCGCGGGCGCTGAGCGAAATCCAGGGGGCGCACCATGGCTGAACTGCCGCACAACGCCAGCCCAACCAGGGATGCCATCTTCGCAGCCTATGAAGCGGATTCTCAGGATGGCTTTCGCTGTCACCTTGGCGCGTCACTGATCGGCAAGGAATGTGAGCGCGCCCTCTGGTTTGACTTTCGCTGGACCACCCGCAGCAAACACCCGGGTCGCTTGCTGCGATTGTTTGAGACAGGCCAGTTGGCTGAAGCACGCTTTGTGATGAATTTGCGCCGAACGGGTGCGACGGTACTGGAGGTGGATCCCGAAACTGGTCGGCAGTTCAGGGTTCAGTCCCATGGCGGTCACTTCGGTGGCTCGCTTGACGGGGTGGCCATCAATCTGCTGGAAGCCCCCAAGACCTGGCATGTGCTGGAGTTCAAGACCCACTCCAACAAGAGCTTCAGCGATCTGGTAGCCAAGAAGGTCCGTGACAGCAAGCCGCAGCACTTTGCCCAGATGCAGATTTATATGCACCTGATGGGCATTGCACGGGCCATGTACCTGGCGGTGAACAAGGATAACGATGACCTTTACGTCGAGCGCATTGAAATCGACACAGACCTTGCAGACAAGTTGCTTGAAAAAGCAAAACGCATCATCTTTGCCATGGTGCCGCCACCGCGCATCAGTGATGACCCTACCTGGTACCAGTGTCGCCTGTGTGATCACGCACCACTTTGTCATGGGAGTGGCGACAGCGCCGTGGCAGCCGAGGTCAATTGCCGCACCTGCCTGCGCTCAACGCCGGTCGAAGGTGGCTGGCACTGCGAAATGCAACAAAAACTTCTCAGCGAACGTGAGCAGAGTGCGGCCTGCGAGCACCACCTCTATCTGCCGCCTCTGGTGCCAGCCCCACAAGTTGACGCGGGAGCGGACTGGGTGGAGTACCAGTTTCCCGGTGGTCAGTGCTGGCGTGACACCGGATTCAACAAGTACGCACATTTACAACCCGGAGTATTGAAATGAGTCTTACCCTTCGTCCCTACCAAAGTGCTGCCATCCAGGGCGTCTACAACTATTTCCATGATGAGACCGGCAACCCTCTGGTGGTCATCCCGACGGCCGGGGGCAAGTCGCTGGTGATGGCGACTTTTGTCGAAGGAGTGCTCAAGGCATTTCCCGATCAGCGCATCCTGATCGTCACGCATGTCCGTGAGTTGATCGAACAGAACCATGCGGAGCTCAAGAAGATCTGGCCCGAAGCGCCCGCTGGAATCTATTCGGCCGGTCTCAAAAAGCGCGAGATCCGAGCCCAAATCCTGTTTGCCGGGATCCAGTCGATTCATAAACGCGTCTACGACGTGCAGCAATGCGACCTGGTGCTGATTGATGAGGCCCATTTGATTCCGCGTTCATCCAACACCATGTACCGAGGCTTTCTGGATGGGCTCAAGCGCTTGAACCCGATGCTCAAGGTAATCGGTTTGACCGCCACACCGTACCGGCTGGATTCGGGTCTGCTGCACCAGGGTGAAGATTCCATCTTCACGGACATCGCCTATGAGGTTTCAGTGCGTGAGTTGATCGATGCCAAGTTCCTGTCACCCCTGATCTCCAAGCGCATGGTGACCGAACTGGATGTCTCCGGTGTCGGCACACGCGCTGGCGAGTTCATTGCCAAGGACCTGGAAGCGGCGATTGACACGGATGCCATTACCCAAAGTGCCGTTAACGAAATCTTCACCTATGCGCATAACCGCAAGAGCTGGCTGATATTTTGCGCCGGTGTCGACCACGCCTTCCACGTTCGCGACGCGGTGCGAGCTCGGGGTGTGACTTGCGAAACCATTGTGGGTGATACGCCGAGTGCGCAGCGTGAGGCCATCATCAACGACTTCAAACAGGGTCGGATCCAGTGCCTGACGAACGCCAATGTGCTCACGACCGGCTTCAATGCACCTGCGGTGGACCTGATTGCCATGTTGCGTCCAACCAAGTCGGCAGGCCTGTATGTGCAAATTGTGGGCCGTGGCTGTCGTCTGGCACCCGGTAAGACAGATTGTCTGGTGTTGGACTTCGCTGGCAACATTGCTCGCCACGGTCCGATTGATGCCATTAAGCCCAAGACCCCGAAGGCAGGCGAGGACGGCGATGCGCCCGTCAAGGCATGTCCTGATTGCAACAGCATCGTGCATGCTGCCGTACGCCAATGCCCGGACTGCGGCCACCTGTTTCCGGAGCCCCAAATCAAGATTGAGGCCAAGGCCAGCCACCTGGACATCCTCTCTGGTGGTCCGCCCGAGTGGTTGGCGGTCACCCGCGTCAGCTATGCACGCCATGACAAACCGGGCAAGCCACCTTCCATGCGCGTGGACTATTGGAGTGGCATGAACTCGCACAGCGAATGGGTGTGCATCGAGCACCAGGGATATCCACGGCAGAAGGCGGCCAGCTGGTGGGCTAACCGTGCGCCTGGAATGCCGCTGCCCAAGGGCGTTGATGAAGCCCTGGCAGTCTCTGCCGGGCTCAAGTGCCCGGCGCACATTGCGGTTCGTCCGAGCGGGCGCTACACAGAAATTGTTGGAGCGCGGTTTTAGTGAAGTGCGCGATTTGCAGGCGGGATGCCCGTGGCTATGTGTTTGCTGGTCCCCGCATGAATCGGGATGTTGCACCCCCGGTCAAGTTGTGCTCCAAGCGTTGTCAGTCCATAGCGGGAAGGTTAAAGGGAATGATTGATCCAAACAAACATGAAATTGGTGGGCTGGCCTGTGCCTGTCAGAGCGGCGGCGCTTACGTCGAGTCGATTCTCAAGACCGATCTGGCGACTTTCACGGAGCAGGAGTGGGCTGCTCTGATTGATGTGATCGTGACGTCCTTTCAGGACTTCTTGAGCACTGCCTATGCAGACGATCCACCGTTTTAAAGACCAGCATGACTCCACACAACTACATGGCGCAGCTCGGGGCCACCCTGGTCGATCGCGGTTACGCCATTTTGCCGATTCAACCCAGCACCAAGAAGCCCGGCATGTACCGGCTGGGTGCATGGCACGACTACCCGAAGTGGAGCCGCCACTGCGAACGTGACACCACAGAAAACGAGGTCGACATCTGGGGTGACTGGCCAGAGGCCGGGATTGGCATCGCGGCTGGTCGTGTCATTGCGATTGACATTGATGTCTTGCACTCAGAGGAACTGGCCGTTCAAATTGAGGGTCTGGCCAAGCGCATGTTGGGTGACACCCCGGCGGTGCGCATTGGCCACGCGCCCAAACGCCTGCTGGTTTATCGCTCCGTGCAACCCTTCGGCGGATTCAAATACCCGCCTATTGAAGTGCTTGGCATGGGCCAGCAGTTCATTGCCTATGGCGTGCACCCCGATACCGGCAAGCCGTACGACTGGCCGGTGCAGACCCTGGCTGACATCCATATTGACGAGTTGCCTGCGATCACCGAAGCACAAGCCCGGGAGTTTGCCAAGGCGGCCTATGTCCTGATTCCGGTGGACCAGCGCCCCAAGAGTCTGGGAGTTGGCCTGCGCTCGCCAGCGGAATGCGCCAATTTGCCTGAACAACGGGGAACGCCTGAAGCGGTGCACGGTGCCTTGCGTTTCATCGCCAATTCCGATCTCGACTACGACAGTTGGGTGCGCATCGGAATGGCCATCAAGGGGGCGCTGGGCGATGCCGGTTGGTGGCTATTTGAAGCCTGGTCAGCCTCGTCCCAAAAGAATGACGCCAAAACCACCGCCAAAAGCTGGCGCAGCTTTGCGCCACAGCGCATTGGTGCAGGCACCATCTACAAGTTGGCCATTGAGCAGGGCTGGTCGCCCGAGCCGGACTTGCAACTAAACGGCGCGATTGTGATGAACGGGCACCACCCGGCGCGTGAACTGCTTGAATCCTTGCAATCCAATGATCCGATCTCCCTGGAGTCGGCCGCAAAGACCATGTTGCCACCCCCAAAACCCCTGCCGATGGGTTGGGATCAGGTGGGTGGCGTGATTGCTGACATGATGGTCTTGATGTCTGCCACCGCCAAGCGCCCTCAGCCCGTGCTGGCGCTGGGTGCCAGTCTGTGCGCATTGGGCGCACTCATGGGTCGCAAGTACCGCACCGAGAGCAACATTCGCTCGAACCTGTACGTGGTCGGTATCGCCGAAAGTGGCGCTGGCAAGAACCACAGCCGTGTCGTGATCAACGAGCTGTTTCGCAAGGCAGGTCTATTGCAGTACCTCGGTGGCAACAAGATCGCTTCGGGCTCGGGCTTGCTCACGGCCATTCAGCGCCAACCGGCGATCCTGTTTCAACTCGATGAGTTCGGCATGTTTTTGTCGGCAGCTGCTGACCGAAAGCGCTCTCCCAGGTATGTGTGCGAGATCCTGGATTTGATGACCGAGTTGTACACCACCGCTGGAACCACCTACTTTGGCGTGGAGTACGCCAGCACGCAAAACAACAACGCACATCGCGCCATCCACCAACCCTGTGCCTGTATCTACGGCACGACCACACCGCTGCATTTCTGGCAGGCGCTGCAGGCATCCAACGTGGCCGACGGGTCGCTTGCGCGCTTTCTGATCATGGAAAGCGAGGACGACTTTCCGGACAG